GCACTCTGCCGAAAGGGCACCCGTCTATTCGTCCGCTCGACCAAATGCAACATTTAGTCGATTGTTTTAGCAATCGCGGAATGACGGTGCTCGATCCGACAATGGGGTCAGGCTCCACTGGCGTGGCTTGTTTGAATATGGGCCGCGAGTTTATCGGCATCGAGATTGAACCGAAATACGTCGACGTTGCATGCCGCCGCATCGAGGACGCGCAACGCCAAGTGCGGATGTTCGCATGAGCCCAGACGAACAAGACTTGGCGAACCGCATCCGCGCCCTGGAGCTGGCCATGGAGTGGGACAAGAGGGACCGCGACGAGCGGCGCAAGGAGCTGGACCATGCGCTGGGTGAATTGCGCACCATGGTGCTGGATATTCGCACGGAAATGACTCGCTACAAGGGGATGCTTGGCGGCATGGCTTTGGTGGGGACGATGCTGTGGGCGGGGCTTGTGTTCGTGAAGGAAGGCATCGTGGGGGTGTTCAGTGGTCGGTGACCGAATAGCCGATGTAGTCGGCAAAGTTATAGACCGCGCATGGCCTGACCCCACGCAGAAACAAGCCGCGATGCTTGAGATAGAGCGGTTGAAGCAGGCAGGCGAGTTCAAAAGTATAGACTCTGAACTGCAAGCCATGCAGATGCAGGCGGCGGTTAACCAGGTCGAAGCATCGCACGCCAGCGTGTTTGTGAGTGGCTGGCGACCGTTCATCGGCTGGATATGCGGCAGTGCACTGGCGTGGCACTACATCGGGCGTCCGGTGGCGGACTGGTCAATTTTGATGGCAGGCTCAACCGTGCTGATACCGACCGTGGCACTCGGCGATCTCATTGCCATCCTGTTGGGCATGCTGGGGCTTAGCGGTATGCGGACGGTGGAAAAGCTCAACGGTGTTGCGTCGCGCTAGTGTGTATCGAGGCCAGCGAGGATGGTCAGCAGGACATTGATGCGATGATCCACGGCGTACGCCAGCCGCTTCACAACGGCGTCCGGCACTGGATGCGTCCCGGCAGCGTACCGGCGCATGGTGCGCGCGTTGACGCCCGCGTCGCGGGCAACCGCCGACTGCCACTGCTGGCCGTACAGCGCCTGCCCGATGGTGGCAAGAAAGTCCGGGGTCATCCGTTAACCGAAAGCGCGCGGCTTGTGCCCGCCAGCGCATGCGAGACGATGTAGTGGCCTGTTTCCTCGGAGCGTCTGGCAACAAAGCCGACATCGTTTGCGATGTTGGTAGCCCATTCCCGCAGGAATGTAGTGGGCAGGAATGCGATGGTTTCGGCGGCAAGCTGCGGCTGCTCAAGCTCATGCGCAAGGCGCAGAACATGGTGCGCAAGATCCATGAAAGCCTTATCGGCGGATGGCGTGGTAGTGTTCATATGTCCTCCTGGTTTGTCGGCAGTGCGGGCCATTCCCGACACTGTGACCTAAGTATAGGACATGGATAACAGGGTGTCAAGGTGAGAGGGAAGCACACAGGCAGCAAAGCGCTGGCCTCGATGATTCGGGGCGGAGCGTTTCGCGCCCTGAAGGAAATGGAACTGAAGAAAGGGCTATCGATTACGGACATCTGGGAGAAGATGTTTACGCAGGACCCGTTTAAGGCATTTCAGGCGCTAGCACAATTCATGCCACGGGATATGATGATCGAAGTCACACAAGAGCATAAGTGGATCATCTCCCATGAACCTTTGACCGTGGACCAATGGCAGCAACGAGTAATCGAACATGAGCGCAACAGCGAAAGCCAGCCGCTCAACTGACGACCGCGTCAGGTGGCGCCCGCAGCCAGGGCCACAGACGCACCTGGTGAACTGCCCCGTGCGCGAGATTTTGTACGGCGGTGCACGAGGCGGCGGCAAGACTGATGGCGTGCTGGGGCGTGTAGGCGTGCGCGCTGGCCTCTACGGCCACGCCTACAGCGCCCTGATAGTCCGCCGCGAGATGCCACAGGCTGATGACATGCTGGAGCGCGCCCGCGAGTTGTGGGGCCACGTGGCGCAGTACCGCGAGACTGACGCCACCTTCAGATTCAGCAATGGCGCCCGCGTCCGCTTCCGCCCGCTGTTACACGTGTCTGATGCCGAGAAATACCAAGGCCAGAACATCACCGACCTGGTCATCGAGGAAGCAGGCAATTACCCCGACCCTGCGCCCGTGCTACGTTTGTACGGCGCCCTGCGCAGCGGTGCAGGCATTCCCGTATCGATGGTGCTCACCGGCAACCCCGGCGGACCCGGCCAGCACTGGCTTGCGGCGCGGTTCGACATCCTGCGTTATCCCGAGGGCTACCGCGTGCAGGACGGCAGGGTGTTTATACCGGCGAGGGTGAAGGACAACGCATTGTTGCTGCTGAAAGATCCCGGCTACGTGGACCGCCTGAAGCTGGTCGGCAATGCCGAGCTGGTCCGCGCCTGGCTTCAGGGCGATTGGAACGCCATCGCAGGCGCGTTCTTTTCCGACTGGGATACGGCCCGCCACGTGGTGCGCCCATTTGCCCTGCCGGACCACTGGCTGCGCTTCCGCAGTCTGGACTGGGGCCATGCACGCCCGTCCTCGGTGGGTTGGTGGGCGGTGGTGTCAGATGATATGTCGCTGCCCGGCGGACAGGTGCTGCCGCGCGGGTGTCTGGTCCGGTATCGGGAGTTGTACACGGCCACCGAGCCAAACAAGGGCACGGGCTGGGTGGCGGAAAGGCTAGCCGACGAGATTGCGGCCATGACTGGCGAGGAGCGCATCAGCTACACCGTGGCTGACCCCGCGACATTCGCCCATGACGGTGGCCCGAGCATCGCTGAGCGCCTGGGCGGACGCGGCATCCATTCGCGTCCTGCTGACAATAAGCGCGTGGGCGCCCGTGGGGCGATGGGCGGCTGGGATTTGATGCGCTCCAGGCTCGTGGGCGATACTGACGGGCGAGCGATGGTGGTCACGTTCATCACGTGCCGGGACAGCATCCGAACCATCCCGATGCTGCAGCACGACGAGCACCGCCCTGAAGATCTAGACACGGACGGCGAGGACCACGCCGCAGATGAATGGCGGTACGCCTGCGCCTCGCGGCCGTGGGTGCGGGAGGCGCCGGTAGTGCGCGACCCGATTAAAGAAGCGGCGGCGCCTAAGACGATGGCTCAGATGTTCGGACATCTGGCAGACCTGCAAGTAACGGAGCGACCGAGGATCTAATTTATGGCACACCTAACCATTAGCGGCGGCAAAGGCGGCGTCCTGCTGAACGCTGTCACGAGCGCGCAAACAGGCGCGGCCATCGAAACTAACATAGGGCCGAAAGTGTGCAAGGCCACGCTAACGGGCACTGGTGTTGTATCCGCTACCGTGAACATCTACGGAAACACATTAAATACGAACAGCGGCGGCATATTGTGCGCCACCTTAAACCCTAGCGGCACGACCACTGCCGTGGATGGCGTGGCCATGGATGCGCCCTGGCCGTTTATGTATGCCGATTTGGCCTTCATCAACGGCACAAATGCAACGATATCAGTGGCAATAGGGGTCTGACATGGGTATTACGCTTCCCCCGGCCCACACGGGGCGCCAATTCCGCGAATTTATTCAGTTCACAACGGTCGGCGCCACGACCTGGACGGTGCCCTCCGGCATTGCGTGCATGTTGGCGACCCTGGTCGGCGGCGGTGGTGGCGGCGGGGGCGGGCACGGCACCACCAACGGCGGCGGGGGTGGCGGCGGGTCCGGAAAGGTGCTTTACAGAATACTGTTCCGCTGCACGCCGGGAGAAACATTGACCTTGGTGGTTGGCGCCGGAGGCAGCGCGGGCACCGGAGGCAGTGGAGGCACTGGAGGAACGGGAGGCGCTACTTCTATCGACAGAAGCGGCAATGTCTGCGTCCGCGCAGGCGGGGGGAACGGCGGCTTTGGTGGCACCGGAAGCAACGGCGGGAATGGCGGATCTTCCCCGGGCGCATTGTATGCTGCGACGGGTGGCAGCGGGGCAACTGCGGGCGCCGCGGGCACCATCGGCAACACGCAGGCAGGTGGGATTCCGCAGATTTACGGCTACTCAACGGGTGGCTCCGGGGGTGGTAGAGTAGATCAAAACTCCGGTCCGGGGCGCATCTGGCATCAAGACACGACGTTCGGCACGGCCGCTTTCGATACCGGCGGGTGTGGGGGGACCAACATTCTGATGGCTAATCAGGGGGCTGGCACGCCTGTCGGGGGCGCCCCGGGCGCGGCAGGGTCTACGGCCACGGACAGCCCCGGCTGCGGCGGTGGTGGCGGCGGCGGCACCGGCACTGGTGCAGGGGCGCAGGGGTCGGCGGGCATTATTATTTTGGAGTTTTAAGCATGCGTTATCTGGTGCTGAAAGGGGAGGTGGTCGAAAACATTATTCAGTGCGGCCCGGCGACAATCGCCGAAATGACAGCGATGATGCACTGCGACGGATTTGTGCGCTCCGAGCCTGAGGATCCGATTTATCACGTGTCGCCTGAGGACGCATTGAGGGGCGCCGCGGGCCTGCAAAGCGTTGACGGCCAATTGCTCGATCAACAGGGCAATGCGATAGCCGTGATAGTGGAAAAGAAAATCTAGTGACAACCGAATCCGAAAAAGACTTCCCGCCCGGCGCCCGTGGCTACGTCGAGCGCTGGCTGGAAGAAATCCGCATCGCGGAAAAATGGCTGTGCAATTGGTGGGATAAGGCCGATCAAGTCATTACGCGCTATGCCGACGAGCAGGCGGGCCACGGCACGAATATGAACGTGCTATGGGCCAACACCGAAATCTTGCGCGCCGCCATGTACGGCCAACGCCCACGTCCAGACGTAAGGCGGCGCCAGATGCGCCCGGATCCCGCAGGCAAGACCGCCGCCCTGGCCCTGGAGCGCTCCCTGGATTACCTGTGGGACACCCAACCCGACCCTGTGGACCTCCAGATCGACAGCCTCCTGACCGATTACCTGCTAACCGGCGCCGGGTGCCTGCGCGTCCGCTACACGCCGACATTCGTAAAGCGCCTGGACCCCGTGCTCAAGCAGGGCGACGATAAGAATCCGCTGTATTTTGGCAGTGACCTGGAGGAAGTGGACACCGAGGACGTGCTGGAAACGGATGACGGCTACGCGCGTGAAGTCGAGGAGTTGCAATTTGAACGTGCCGACCTGGAGCACGTCTTTTTTCGCGACATCATCTATACGCCTGCGCGCGCCTGGCGGGACGTGCGGTGGGTAGCGTTTCGGCATCGGTTCACGCGGGATGAATTGATTGCGGCATTTGGCCCCACCAAGGCGAGCCGCGTGACGCTGGCCGAGTGGGAGCAGAAAACCGCGACTTACGAGAAATTGCCGCAGATGTGGAAAAGGGCGGAAGTGTGGGAAATCTGGGACAAGGCAGAGCGGAAGGTGATATTTCTCAGC